AACGATCGTAGTCACTTTCCCGGTGCCACGTCTCGCGGTCGATGACCCCTTGGAAGGGGAGGAGCACATGAACAGTCAGTTGTTCAATTTGGGGATGGGCATCCCACAACCCGACGGCATAGGCCCAGAACTGCGGCGAATCCGCGGTGTATGCTCCGAAAGCAAATTTGTAGTCGACCAACTCGGCTTTGTCTCCGCCGTGCAAGATGATGTGATCGATGTGTCCGAACTGATCGAGGACGGTGTAACGCTGCTCCCGAAGCTCCCGAGCGCCGACGAGGGGTTTCCTTAATGCTGCGAGATACTTCAGACACATATCCGCCGCCTCGCGCAGCTTCGGGTCGTCCGGCGGGATCACGTCGAGGTTCTCTTTCTCCACCGCGAGGTGACCGAGTGTCCCTCGATTGGCGGCGGTGTTGTCGCGAGTCTGGTCGTTTCGGAATCCGGGGCATTTGGCTTTCTCCTTCAAAGAGCTTGGCGAATGTTCGCTGTGCTCCGTGTTATGCTCTTGCGGCGTTATTACCTGCATGGAAGATGAGACCGGGGTAACCACCCCATTGTTCAAATTATTTTTTCCTGCATTCAAAATTCCTACATTCTCCCGTTTTTCCTCGGTCAGATTGAGGGCTCCCTGCTCCACGGTGCCTGGTGCGTAGAGCCTTAAAGCGAGTGCGCGAGACTTGGCCCCGACCCGTCGGATTCGTCCAAGAGCCTGCTCCTCCACGAGGCCGGAGAATTGCGGACAAATAAGTGCAACACGTGGGAACTCTCCGACCACGTCGTGTAGGTCGATGGATTGCCCACCCGCCGCGATCTGCACGATGACGCACCGGAGTTCGTTCTCTTGGAACCGGCGCTGCGTCTCCGCTCTGGCTTTGGCCGTTTCTCGTCCGTCGATGACACCCGCGTCTTCGAGGAGCTTCCGTGCTTGGTCGATGGATTCATGGAAATTTAGAAAGAGGACCACCGACCCGCCTGATTCGACGATCTCCTGGGCACGCTCCACCAGATACGCGACTTTGACCGTTTCAAGGGCTTGGCGCTGCCGGAGGTTTTTAACACCGCCCGGATCTTCTGGATCAGCCATTTCGTCATAAAGCGCCTTTACGGTAGCGCGGTCTTTATCTGAGAGCCACAGGGGCTCATCCGAGAGCATGAGGTCCGGCAACTGTTCGCGTAGCTCCTCCTCGGACACGCGGTATCCGCGGTTCGTGAATACCGAATGGTGGAGCCGCTCCATTTTCTCTTTGTTCTCTGGCCGGCGGGGATTCCATTCGAGGCCACCCCAGCGCCCTTCTTCGGCCCCCATCTCGCGCACCCACTTCCAGAAGTAGCCGCCCGTGAACAGCCGCAGATTGACTCCGATCGCCTTCATCTTGAGGGGGGACTCCGCGGCCGTCGCCGAGAGCATCAAGACCGTATGGTTCCCCGCGGCGGCTTCGAGCATCTTGCCGTTCTGGCTACTGTAGGCTCCGAACATGTGGGCCTCGTCGAAGATGAGAAGACACTTTTCAGGAAGCTGCCACTGGAAGTTCGGGGTCTTGCCGCGCCCTGGAACTTTCTTGAGCCACGGGGTATTTCCCATCCGCAGCTTCTCGGGGTTGAGGACAAAGAGCGGTTTGACCCCGAATGCTGTGAGGGTATTACCCCATTTCGCCAAGACCGACTTCGGGGCGATGATGCCAACCTTGAGCGCGTATCTTGCAGCCACGGCACTGGCGATGACGGTCTTTCCGCCACCGCACCCGGTCCCGTCGAGTGACGCCCCGACCGAGTCCATAATCCGGAGGTGTTCGGCTACCGCCTTCTCTTGGTATGGGAAGAGTTTGAACGCTGTGGGCATGTGCTGAGTCTTACCTTATGATGAAAATTATTAACTCACTAATTGTAGCGGGTCTCCTTACGGGAACCGCATTAGCTGGCGACAGGAACTTTTACGTGATCGACCTGAATACTCCGAACGGGATCACGTATGTCCAGAAACAGGGCAATCGGTATTACTACTCGTCTGATCGATCAGACGCGGTGATGGAACGAATCCGTGTGAATAGAGAACGGCGGGCTGAACGCCGGGAGGCACAGAATCGGGAATTGCTGGGAAGTCTGCTGGACTGACCCAATCCGAGTCTTTCACTAGACGCAACCAATCAGCGGCGAGCATCGTGACCAACCACGGCTCGCCGTTTTTCTTGTGCGCAACGACAGGTGTCTTAGTGCCAGCGTCATTGATCGCCTGCTTCATCGCGGCGAGCACGTTCAAGTTCTGCACTCCCTTCACTTCGAAGTGCAGCGACGGCAACTCAGGACAAACTACGTCGGCATTGCCGGCCGCACCGCAGTATTGCTGACCGCGGAACGACTTGAGGAATCCTGCCTCGCGAAGCTGATCGCGCCAGAGCCGCTCGACACGTTTTCCTTTTTGCCTGGAGTTCATTCGTAGAACGCGAGTAGCCGCCCCTCGGCGTTTCTCAGGGTCTTGCGTAGATAGCGCACAAGTCGAAGTAGAGTCGTCATAGAATCGAAGCCCCCAGTCCTTGTGCCCACCGAGTGATGGCGACTTCATGGTAGATGTATTTCTTGTCGCCAACCTGGGTGTAAGGCAGGCCGCGCTTGCGCCAATATCCGAGCGAGTGCTTCTGCACTGTCCGACCGAAGATCGCGCTTAATCTCTCAGCCGCTTCATGCGGACCGAGTGTTTCCTTGGGTCGCTCGACCGGAGCTTTGATCTCCAGGCGCAGCTTCCCACTTTCGAGCGGAGTCGCAGTGAAGGACTCGCACTCCAAGGTCATCGAAGTCATTATGGTGTTATTACTACAGCCCGAAGAATTTACGCAACGCAGTGCGAATGACCGCGCTCATCGAGCGCCCCGAACTTTCGGACTCAGCTTTTAGCCGGTCTTCAAGTTCGGGGTCGCTGGCGAATGAGCGGATCAACTTCGGGTTGCGAAGGTTAGCTATCTTCGTGGTCAATGGAGTCTCGGAGTTCGTCACGAGAGTCACGATAACTCCTTAACCCGTCTTCGACAAATAAGCAGGCAAGTTTCTCCGGGGGGATCGAACAATGATGGGCGGTCTGTTCGAGTTCGGACTTGGTGGTTTCGGTGAGGTGGATTGTCATTACTTCGGTTTTCGTTTTATGTTTATGTGGGTGTTTCCTTTGTTGGTATGTGAGCAAATGTGTAGGGAGGGGGGGGGGTATGTTCCTATTACTTGTGGTCAAAAAGAAGCCGCGGGGAATAAACCCCGCGGCACCGCGTCACCCGTTCCGGTGTTTCCGGAGCAGGGCAGCTATGGTTTTCTGCATTTGTGGATCGATGCTGTCAGCAGCGCGTTCTTCCTTGGTGTCGGCTTTGTAGACAGCCAACTCTTCGGCTACGCGGGACAGCGTCCCGTCTTTGTCTTCCGAGGTTATGTAGGCGGAGGTCGCTTCGCGGATCAGTGAACTGACATTCGTCTGCTTGGCTGCGGCCAAAAGGCGCAGTGCAGAGGAGGTCTTTTTACTCTCTACGTAGCTCACTCGTTCAGTGCCGGCCTTCAGACGGCCGTGTTTTGTTGTGCTCATGGTTATTTGGGTTCTTTCTTTCTCTATGTTCGACAACGAACATGCGTGGTTGTTCACCACTTTATTAACGAAGACAAGCCGTTTTCTTCCGCATAAGCCCGCACCACTATCGGTGTGATATTAAACCATTCATCGGCTTCCGCCGTGGTCACGAGGCCGCGGTAGTGCTTTTGCAGGGTCTTCGGGCTGTTACCCGCGAGGTAGGAGGTCTCGTTGGCATTGCGGTATTTAGCATAGTGGTAGGTGCAGAACGAGTGCCGGAGCACATTGTTCTTCCACTCAACCCCGACGGCTGAGAGCCGAGCCTTGTTGCGGCTGAGTGCCGCCACCCGGCGGTGGCTAGTCAGGCGACCCTCCTCGGGGATCTCGGCGACTGCGAGCCAGGCTTTCATCTGGTCGGTGATGTCCAAAGTTCGGCGAGCCGCAGTCTTGGCGATCGTCTCATCGATGACCGCATGGTGCTCATCGAACTTGAGTTGAGCCGCCGTCATCCGCTGGAACTCTGCCCGACGCGAACCGGCGAATGCCATCGTCGCGATGTAGGGGATCTCGTCCGGCTTGGCGATCAGGAGGAGGTGCATAAGCTCCCAAGGCTTGAAGGTCGGCACCACTCTGCGGTCGAGGGAGGGGAGAGCCAGGTCCGCGGTGATGGAGTCGGCGTCCTTACCGAGGTAGCCTTTTTTCTTGGCGAACTTTTCCATCATCTGCCAGTGGCGCACCAGATTGCGGTAAGTGAATGGCGACCACTCACCCTTGCTGATGTAGCCCTGGAATTCCTCGTGGGTCACACTGTTGAGTTGCCGGTGGCCGATCCAGCGCCGGATGTGGTTTGAATCGGTCGAGAGCCCGTTGAGGTAGGACTTCGAAAGCCCCTTCAATTTCTGTCGCTCCCGCATCGCTTCGACGAATTCGACCGACACCTCTTTTACTGTCCTCCGACCAGCCCCGATCGGGTTCTTCGCGACATATTGTTCCACGGCTTCGAGCAGGCGACTTTTCCCGCCCGCTTTGCGTAAGCACTCCCGAAGGAATAGATTATCCTCCGGATGAATTGTAGTTCTCTCGCCGAGGGCGCTGGCCAAGTCAGTGACGATCCTTTGAGCCTCCTCTATCGCTTTGTCGCGTTTGGCAAAGACGCGCCTCATCGTCTTCCGCCCTACCTTCCACCGGATGAGGAACTGGCGGTAGGCTCCGTTGCGGACCTTGGCGATGTGCGCCTTGGCTCCATTGAGCCGGACGACAACGCCCTCGTTTCGAGTGTCAGTAATTTCGATTTTCATGCTTGTTAATTGTGACCAGATTTTGTGTCAAAATGTTCAAAAATATTCATAAGCGCATAATAATATCGAAAATGATAATAGGCGGAACTTCGCCGATAACAGAGTAAATCGAGTGACTTACAGAAGTTAAATAATCCCCTAAACCCGTAAATTCGAACCCGTGCTACGGTTGTCATAAAGTGTTGGTAATGAGGTGACTGCGAAGTATCAAAAACGATTGTGTCCGCTTGTATAACTCTGTAGAGAAAAATTTCCAAAATGACCCCGATTTTTGCCTCCGATGCCACGACTCCTCCGGTCGGATACCGACTGAAATACGGGGTCTATTTTGTGCCCGGCACGGCTGATTGGGCGATCGAGCTTTACTGCTTTGTGAACCGTGACCGGCGGTCGCCGGAGATGTTGCCCATCGAAGAGCACTTCAAAAACGCGGCTCAGATTTTCTTCAATAAGAAAACTGAGAACTTTATTTGGCACCCTTGGGCCGATGACATGTTGTATGAGTGCTGTCACAATAAGTTCGTCGGTTTCGCAGGCTGCGGTTCGTCCGGCAAGTCGGAATTCATGGCGATCTGGGCTCTCCTGAATTGGATGGCCGCGCCGTTCCACACGCTTTCGTTGGTCACCTCCACGAGCATTCGGGACGCGAAGAAGCGGGTCTGGGGTGCCATCCAGCGTTACTGGCCGTGCATCAAGCCCGTGGCTCCAGGGAAGCTCGCCGATACTCCGACCCCAGCCATCTACACGATCCGGAACGGCGAGAGGATGGAGCAGGCGGGGGTGTATTTGATTCCGGCCGAGGCGAAGAAGACATCCGAGGTGACGGGCAAGATGCGAGGCATGAAAGCCCCGCGGGTCATCGTCGCGGCGGACGAGTTATCGGAGTTGGGTCATGCCTTTCTCGACACGGCGATGTCGAACTTGGCGAACAACCCCTACCTTCACATCTGCGCGGCGGCGAACCCTGTCAGCTATTACGATCCCTTCGGCCGCTTCGTCGAGCCGACGAATGGGTGGGGGAGCATTACGGTCAATGACGAGAAGTGGGAAACCAAGCTGGGTGGGGTCTGTCTGCACCTCGATGCCCTCAAGAATCCGAACTACTTGGCTGGTGAGAACAAGTGGCCGATCCAGAAATGGGAGAAGATCGACGAGGCCCGCGAGCGACTCGGTGAGGACAACCCAATCTTTTGGAGAGACTACAGAGGTTTTTGGCCACCGCAGGCGGTCAGCAAAGCCATCTACAGCGAGGCCGAGATCATCCGCTTCCAAGCCGATCAGAAGCCGATCTGGAGGGGCCGCGCCGAACGTATTGTCGGCATCGACCCCTCCTTTGTGAGCGGCGGGGACAGATGTGTGATTTATCTGGGTTCGTTTGGCCAGAACAAAGATGGGGTCGATCAGGTTTCGTTCGATGAGTTCCACTACCTCGATGAGGAAGCGAGCAATCCCGAACCGCGCACCTTCCAGATCGCCCGCAAAATCAAAGACATTGTGACTAAGGCCGGCGTGCCGTGGCGAAACATTGGGGTCGACGTGACGGGCGGCGGTGTTCCGTTCTGCGATGCCTTGGCCACAGTCTGCGGATCGAATGAGTTCCTCCGCGTCCACTTCGGCGGGGCTCCCTCTGGGCGCTCGCTCTCGGCTTACGATGCGACCGCGGCCCAAGATAAATACGTCAACCGCGTGACCGAGCTTTGGTTCGGCGCGAAGGAGTTTCTCCAGAATGGTCAGCTTCGAGGGGTTGGTCCGGATCTGGCGCGGGAGATGACCAGCCGGAACTACGACACACGGAAGTCCGGATCGATGAAGGTCGTTGTCGAGTCGAAGACCGACATGAAGGCCAGGATCGGCCGGAGCCCTGACGTGGCCGATGCTGCCTTCGTCATGCTCGATGTTGTTCGCGAGCGGTTCGGGCTACGTCCTCCGCAAGAGACTGGTGGGAGTCGCCGCGGCATGAGCAGTTGGAAGTCGACGATGACGACCAAGTATGCCCCGCGGCGGTCGGGTCAGTTGCTCCAGTCTTTTTGAAGCGGTATCATAACAGCATAACAATGTCGTATCGCGTCACAGTTGAAGAGCTTCGCAAGAATGCGCCACCGCTGCGGATGATTTCGCTGACTGCGCCGGATTGGCTCCAAGCGGTCGATGCGGTGACTGAGGTGTTGTCCAAGGAAGACACCATGTTCCAAGAGGACGAGAAAGATTTCTTGGAGCCTGACGAACCACGCGATTGGTCGTGATGCCGCTGGGAACTTCATACGGGTATCCGGTCAAGACAGCCGATGAACTCGGGCTGACGGATTATTTTCGCAAGAACCCAAAAGTCGCCGGTATGGCATGGGGCGGTGGGTTGAACGGAACCGACGTGAAAGAGCCTCGGGTAATCGTGGCCAATCCGTTCAACCGTCACATGGCCGATCCGAACAAGATGCAGGGTCTTCTCAAGATTGAAGCGGCCATGCATTTGATGGACGAGACCGGATACGCGCCTGAGTTTGAGCTTTCCGAAGAGCAGCAGGAGTGGCGCAAAAAAGAGTTTGGCAAAGACGCGGCGAGCAAGGCTTACGCGGAAGATGATATTGCGTTCAAGAGGTCGATCATCTCGCGGATCGGGGTCGATAAAGTTTCAGGTGTTACGCCGGAGCAGAAAGCCGAAGCGGACCGGATCAATGCGATTTTAGACGAGCGGGAGAATCCGGACTTTGTGAAGTCTATAATGAGCAATTTAGGCCCAGAGATTAACGCAGCGCAGTCATTTTTGGACGACTGGTATGACCGCCGCAAAATAACAGATCCACACATCCAAGAGGGACTGGATAAAGACGCGCCGTATATAGAAGAAAACTTACAGAAGCCACCAAAAGTAGAAATTCAGAAGGAGATCGACGGCGATCCAAGAATAACGGGGCAATACCTACGGGATGAAGGCCGTCTTCTGATGACTCCTAACGCGGACAGTTCCGTGCCACTCCATGAGTTGACGCATCATGTGAATCAAGCAGGACTCGGAGGCGGCTTTATGAGGACCATACATAAAGACATTGTCGCCAACGAAATTAAACCCAAAGACCAGCAGAAAGGCGTCTATAAGGACAAGTTTGATTACTTTGCTAATCCAGATGAAGTCCATGCGCGGATAATGGTGCTTCGTCAGCAAGCTGGTTTTCAGCCGGACAAGACCATTACGGAGCAGGATTTGGAGGGGTTTTTACAGGACTACGACGGCAATAACGACAATATCAATGATCTACTTGAGATGTCCAAAGGAAGAAAAAGCATCCTTAACATGCTAAACTTCATGGCGTCTGTTCCCAGAGATCGAAGCACTCTGACAGCGTGAATTATTTCCACTCCGGAGACTTGGGCGATGTCCTCTACGCGCTGCCCTCGATGAGGGAACTTGGGCGCGGGGATCTTTATCTCAACTCGCGGCCTTGGACGGCGAAGATGACGGAAGCCAGGGCGGCGGTGTTGCGTCCACTCCTCGAAGCCCAGGACTATGTCGGCAAGGTGATCCACGGGGATGCGCCGGCCAACGAGCACTGCGTCAACTTTTCCACGTTTCGTAATGGTGGGCTGATCTACGGGGTCAGCCTGATGGAACTGCAAAGTGATTGGGTCAATGCCAACGCGGTGCCCGATCCTTGGCTGAAAGTTTCCCCCTCGGCGCGGGCACGGGGGCGGGTCGTCTGTCACCGCAGCCCGCGCTACCACAACCCTTACTTCCGGTGGGATCTTATCGGTGAAGCCCTCGGCACGAAGATGCTCTTTGTCGGGATGCCGCACGAAGTCGAGGAACTGCGTCGGGTGACCAAGGTCCATGCCGAGTATGCGATCACCAACGACTACCTCGAACTGGCCAAGCTGATCGCGGGCGCGGATCTCTTTATCGGCAACCAGTCGAGCCCGATGGGCTTGGCTATTGGACTTGGAGTGCCCTTCATCCAAGAGACATGCCTTTGGACGCCGGACTGTCTCTACCCGCGCAAGGACGGCACCTATTGTTATGACGGTGGGATATCCCACTTCGAGATCCCGCCCTTCAGTCCGCCGCCGGATGTCGACCGCAACGCGCTCCCTCCCGGCGGATGGCAAGTGATCTCCCGTCATAGCGGTGAACGCGGCTCCTTCAAGAGCCACCGCCTCGCGACCCGTCACCTCTACAAGACCGACCGCTTTTTCACCGAGACAGATGCCGCCGTCGAGGTCGACCGGCAGAACGCCGCCCGCATTCCGCATCTCGTCCGGCGCAACTCGACCTTTGAAATCTTCGGCAAGGTGGCACCTTTAGTCCACGCCGTTGCTGCATGACTGACTGTGAAAAAGGCACCTCGGCCGAGGTAAGGTTTATTTATGAAGCCGATGGGCGTGGCTGGAAAGTCTACGTGCCGCTCGGTCATGCCCATGCCGCCGATCTCGTCATTCTCCGTCCCCCGAAACGACCCATCAGTGTTCAGGTAAAAACCGCGACCTTTAACCCGCACCGCAATAACTACGGAGTGATGACGAGCCGCGGCAAGAAAACCAAGAAGGCTTATGCTCGCGGCGACTTCCAGATCCTCGCCGCCTGGCTTCCCGACTTGAAGCAGTTCGTCCTCTGGCGATTTGACGAGATTAAGAAAAGGAAGAAGATTTGCTATTCGCCGCGGCTTCATCGTCAGCCTGATAATTGGGATTTGCTCGACACTGTGTTAAAGTAATAACCGCATAACCATGCTTCTCGTCCTGCCCGTCTCTCAAGTCGACCTCAAGCTCGCCACCAAGCTGGCCGGGCACATGGCCCTTTTGGGCAACCTCGGCCGGCACAAGCTGCTGGTGGTCGGAGCCTACAATACGAAGGACGAAGCCGCCGCGCTCAAAGAGCAGTTGGCCCCGCTTTTCGCTTCGGCCGAGCTTTTTGTCCCAGATTCGGAGTGCGAACTCGGCTGGCCCCAGAGTGCCAACCACCTCTGGGCGCGGACCGTGCGCCACCTCCAGCACAGCGGGAACAAGGACACTTGGTATTGGTTCGAGGCCGACAACACCCCGATCCGTGAAGATTGGCTCGACGCCATCGAGACCGAATACAACCAAGCCCAGAAACCTTTCCTTGGAGCCATCCAAGTGACCCGGATGCTCGACCGCAAGTCGGGCGAATTCGTCAAAGTCGACGGCGAGCATGTTATCGGGACGTGCGTTTATCCGGCTGATTTCCATAACCGCTCACTTCTCTGGAGCTATGTCCGGATCGACGACGGCCCCAATGTCGAACCCTTCGACGTTTACCTCCGCCACGAGATGCGTCCGAACACGGCAGTTTCCCAACTCATTCACAACAACTGGCGGACAAAAAACTACGAGATCGATGAAGACGGCCGCATCTACTGCGATCCGATCGACGACAAATCGGTCTACGGCCCTGTGCCGACCAACGCCGCCGTCGTTCATGGTTGTAAAGACGGCTCACTTATCGAAGCCCTGCAAAAATGACAAATTCCGAACTAGCACCCCTCGAACTTCTTGGCCTTGAAGAGAACGGCCGTGCCCCCAAGATGCGCGTCGACAACGTAAACAGCGCCCGCTCCATCTACAAAGCGATCAAGGACTCCGACCAAGGCTCCAGTAAAAACCGCGCCCTGGTTGACGCGATGTTCAATGGTGCCGCCCCTTTCAATCAACAGGATCTCATCGAAATGGGCCAAGGCGAGCGCACGAATCTCGACTTCGGCGAAGCCTCCGCCCTGAAAGAGCAAGCCCTCGCCGGATACTACGACCTCACCTCGTCCGTCGATGTCTTGGCTCGTATCTCGATCGACTTCGGTTCCCCCGAGCAGAAGGTCGAGTGGGAGCGCATCCTCGCCGAAGAATTCACGCGAACCCTCAAAGAGTGGCAG